CTAATAATCTGTCATTTTCAGTAGGTTGTAATCCGTTCAAATAACATTCAAATAAATCACCCATTTGGAAATGATAGTATGGTAGACTATATCTTTCACACATTATTTGAAAACTTAAATAGTGTCTTAAAGTTTTACTTACCCAATGTAATAAGTCGCCATCCTGATCTACTCTTTTGGAATGCCAACAATTATTCATCCAACCTGTTTCATAATCTTTTCTATGACATTGTGACCAACCAGCCATAACTAAACCTATGTCTTCTTTAGGTGTATTTGTAACTTCTTCTAATAGTGTGTGATATATGTATTGATTGCCTTGTCCGCCTCTAGCTAAATTAATTAACTTCAAACCAAAATGTTCGGCTACATATTCAGGCCATTTTGGATAATTAAAATCCCAAGTAGGATGACAATTAGACCAAAATTCTGCTTCGGTGCAACTATCACCACTTACTATCATTCTTTTCAAGTTCGTTCCCATAATATAATATTTATTTATTTTTTATCTTGTAACTTATTAATTAAATCAAAAGCTGTCTTAACTTTTTCCTCTAATACCTTAATTCTGTAATGAGATTGTGCTAGGTTAATAATTAGGATAATAAATGCCACAAAGATTGGCCATAATCTGGATATTGTCAATATTGTATCATTATCTATCATTGTAAATTATTCGTCCTTTTTATGTTTACCTAAAATTTCTATAATTTCCCAAGTACCATCTTCATAATGATGTACTTGAGCATCCACTAAATCACACATAAATGCTAAACTTTCTCCATCAATCTTGTAAGTAATACCATTTATTTCAACACTATCTGTTTCTTCTGATTTATTTCTCCAAGCCTTTTCAACTTCTCTTTTAGTCTTTAAGCAATCGGACATTGAGTTAGCACCTTTATGGTCTATCAATGAGCCATCTGCAAATACACAAACAGCAAATACTACTTCGGGTTTTGGTGCGTGTGAATGTTCATTGCCGTCTAATGGACATTGTTGATGACCATCATCTCCACAACCTGTGCAGTCTGCTTTAGCAGCTGAAAAACTAACACATAATAATACAGCAAGACAAATTATCACAGCCCATTTTTCCCATGGATTGTGAAATTTAATTGCGTCTTTAATTTTTTTAAACATATTATCTGATTGGTGGTACGTACATCACGCCACCATCCTTCCATAGTTTATTTAGTCCTCTTTCTAATGCAAGAGGTGTTTTTGGTCCTACGTTTCTTTCAAAAGATTCTCCGTAATTACCAACTTGTTTGATAATATTATAACCAAATTTCATACCAAGTCCTAACATAGGACCGATATAACCTTCTTCACCTAAAATTCTTAAAACTTCTTTGTTCTTACTATCTAACATTGAGTCAACATTTTCAGAAGTAATACCTGCCTCTTCAGCATTTATCATAATGAAATGTGTCCATCTTATTACATCTTCCCACTCTTGGTCGCCTTGTCTTACAAGTGGACCTAATGGTTCTTTAGATATAATTTCTGGTAAGACTACCCATTTACTAGGGTCTTCTGCACCTGCTCTTGCGGATGCTAAACCAGAAGCGTCTGTAGTAAATACATCACACTCGCCAGCAAATAGTTTTGCCTTTGCGTCTTTATTACCTTCAACATAAATTGGTTGATATTGCATATTATTTTCTGCAAAATAATCATTTAGATTTAATTCACTTGTAGTTTCTTTTGTAATACAAACAAACGCACCATCTAATTGTGTTGCACTTCTAATCTCTAAATGTGTTGGTACTAAAAATCCTTGACCATCATAATAATTAACACCTGCAAATTCAAACATTAAGTTCACATCTCTACTGATTGTCCAAGTTGTGTTTCTTGCAAGTACATCAATATTGCCAGACGCTAATGTTGGAAATCTTTGAGCAGCATTTAATCCTACAAATTCTACTTTACTTGAATCTCCAAATATGCCAGCGGATACTGCTTTACAGAAGTCAACATCTAAACCACTCCAGTTTCCTGCGTCATCCTGAGCAGAGAAACCAGGCAAGCCTGCATTAACTCCACATACAACATAACCTCGTTCTTTTACAGTTTGAAGTAAACCTACTTCTTGTTCTATTTTAATACTTTTATTTGTATTACAACCTACTAATAATAGAGTTGTAAATAATATCATTAATAATTTTTTCATATAATTAATCCTGTGTTAACACTTCTGTTTGTTTCTTCTTTTTCTTTTCAGTAAGTGACTTCGCTGTACCACCAAGTTTTAAACTACCTGATTGGTCTGGCATTTTATTTTTAATACTGACAATGTTACCGTCTGCGTCAATTTCTGCCATGGATGGACCACAAATTGCTCTACGACCATCTTTTTTCTTTTCTATGGCTCTTTTGTCTTTAAGACAATCCATTAATCCATCATATTTTATAAATTCGCTTGATGTATTTGTCACAACAAACATTGTTATTATAGTGACTAAAGTTGTTGCGTCCATATGTTATTCTCCTGTGTTATAGCCGTTCTTGGCTTCTCTTAATTTGTCCTTTAATTTTTCTATATCTTCTAAAGCTTTATCCATATCTGTCTGTAACCTTTCAATGTTAACCTTATTGTTCATCATTCCTTCAAGTTGCTTCTGTATAGATTCCACCTGGCCACTTAAAAATTCAATCAGCATAAATTGCTCTGAATCAGCAGGTGGAGAACCTAAATCTCCCCTTGGCCATTTAATCCTAAATTCGTTATTCTGTTCAATATCAGTTGTAAGCGCTTCCTCTGTCTGTATTAAATCTTTTTCTAATAGTGTTGTATTAGTTTCCAATTTGTTCAATCGCTCAATCACACCGAAGTAAGCCCACACTCCCATAGCTACTGCTCCAACAATAGCAATTAAGTTTTTCATTGGCATACTTACTGCCGATTCACTTGATATATTTAATCTACCCATATTATATTGTCCGTCTTTTTCAGCAAAAAGCTACTCCGCTTTTGGAGCGACATCTTTTTTCCTGGTTTACTTTGAGTCTCCCTCTTTCTTCTCGTCTTCTCCTTCGTAATACTCTTTATATTTATCTAGTAAATCATTTGTAATCTTCATTTGATTTCTAATTCTTGCGAAGTTTTTTGCTAATAATTCAAAGTCTTTGTCTGTTAATCCCCATAATACTGGGTCTATACCCTTTTCCTCTAGTTTTTTGAACACTTCCTCAGCGTTCTCACTAGTAATAATAATCCATTGTAATTGTTCTAATTGTAGTGGCGTAGGTTTATCTAAATTAAGTTGTGCTCTAGGCACCTCTTCTTTGAAGATACTTAATTTTTTAACACCCGAGCAACTAGTAAGGAACGTAATTAGGATTAGCGATACTAGGACATTCAGGATTAATTTCGGACTTCTTTGTAGCATTCTTTTCTTTTTCTGTTAATTCAGCACCACTTGCTATTTCCATACATCTATTAGCATTTTTAGAACCATTGTTTGTAATTCGTTCTATTGCTTTTGTTTTTGAAATTGCAAGCTTGCCTACATCTCTATTTTTTTTGTTAAATCTTTTATCTAAATCATCAAGGTCTTTTTTCAAAACACCTACTAACTCGTTCATCTTTTGATTTGCGACTAGTATTTCTTCAAAGTCCTTCTGTTGATTTTCTATGAGTTGTTGTTGTTCAGCGACTGCTGATTCTAATTTGATTTGATTTAGTTTCAAAATAGCATTATCACTTCTCAACTTCATCACATAGAAGCCACCGCCAGCAATGGCGGTAGCAACTATTCCTATAAAAAATAATCTAAGGCCAAACATTTTAGCCTTTTTTCCAAATTGCCCACAAGCCCCAAGCGATAGCAGCCCATGCAGCCATTTTAGCTATAGGTCCAGCAAACAATATTATTAGACCCATTGCAATTAAAGCACCGCCATGCCATGATGATACTTCTTTTACTCTATTTGTAATCCAACTTAACATATTTTTTATCTCCTTTTTAAAGTTTAATATTTCTTCTTCTATGACCATTCCAAGCGAGCCAACCACCTAATCTTAATGACCAGTACGCCAAGTAGTTCATAAAATAGAAGCCGTTTACCTCTATGTTTATATCTCTAAAGATTTGATCTGCTTTCTTTTGATCAACTAATAGAAGTGAACCTTTTTTAGCTGCAGGTTTTAAAGCAGCATACTTGTACATAAAATCGTGTACAAGACCACCAATTAGTAATACACCAACTGGTGAAAAAAACGATCTTAAAAATTTAGGAATACTTGCACCGTCAAATGTAAAACCTTCAGGTATCACATAATCTATACCGTGCATAGTATATCTAAAATCAGTTAAAAGTTTCCAATTTCTTGTGCTTAATAACCACATCACTATACCTCTAAAAAAACCTTTATCTTTTGTAGGCATAACAAGTGGTTGTAAGTGTGGTAACTTTTCATAAGAAAAATTTAAGCTCGTTGTTTTTCTTTTATCTAGTAAATTAATAACAAAACCTATAACAACAAATAATATTAATAATGACCACATCCAAAACTTCATTGCTAATGCGATTAATGTTTCTATCATATATGATTAGTCCTTTTTGTTTTCTTCTTTGTCTTCTTTATTAGGATTTTTAATTAAAATTTCTGAAATTACTTCGTCTTTAACTTCAGCTTTTTTAACTTTTTCCTTAGGCGCTACTGCGGCTTTTGCTTTGTAAGGAACGCCACCAGCGCCATATCTAATTTCTTCTGACATCTTTATCTCCCTTTTTGTTTTTCTTTTTGTTTGCAGTCAACATACTTGCTGACGGTTTAATTGTTCCCAACCCAGGTCCCTTTGCCGTTGCTGTTAAAGCAGGCATTGTAGTTGCGTATCTTCTGTTTGGAAAAAATTGACCAGATGAACCCATAGAGTTCATAGGTTTTAATGTATCTAAAGGACCTATTCCAAACCCTCTCATATAACTCTCTCCTCTTATTTCTTTAAATGTTTTCATACGTGTTTTGAAAGTAATTGAGAAGCAACCTGATTTCTAAATTTTTCAGATACAGTTGATGTGATTTGACTATCTACCACATATCTAAATGCAGCCATACCAAATTGTTCAGTATATGTACCTTGTTGTTTTTTAGATTTTATATTGTTTTTGATAGGTTCAATTTGAGTTAATTGTACCTCTTGGCTACTTTCAATCTTGTTAATTAAGTTTTCAACCTCTATCTTATTATAGTCTTCCTTTACTTTAAATCTACTGATTAATCTTGTTAAAGGATTCTCTTTCTTTTTCTTCTTTACGTGAACACCAGGCTCGTGTGATGGTGGCATTGCAACATTTGATCCATCGCCTACTGCATTTGTAGGAGCGTCTTCTGAAATTCTAAATTCTTTAAACGATTTCATTTACAATTTTATCCTCTCTATATTATCCTCGGATACTATAATCTGTTTTCTTGTATCTTCGTTTATAACATGGTAAAGATTAACTCCAAAATAATTCTCAAAAGGTTTTTGGTTTTCAGTTGTATAAACAACATCACCTACATCACCAGTTGTATCACCTTCTAAATCTTCCAATCTATCTGTCATTATATATTTACCTTCTGGTAAGAAATCAAATCCAACAGACTCTTTTACATCATCATCATATGCTATTAAATTATTCTCAACAAGATGTTTGTACAATGCTTTTTCTATTTCAATAGCATTTACATCTTTGTTTTCTTTTAATAATAAAGCCAAAGCAGCTGCATATGAAGCAAACTTTGATTTACCTCCAGGTAATAACCCTAGTAATCTTTTCAAATTAAAAACAAATCTATGAAGTATAGTATAAGAATCTTTCTCTTTAGCTATCTTCAGGTCTCTCATTCTTCGTAATATTTTTCCATTATCATCAATAATCCCATACTTATATGCGTCATGGCTCGTCCAAGGTGTAACCAACATTTTGATTACTCTATATGTTATTAATAAATCTATGGCTCGTCCCATTATAATTTCTCCAAACTTGACAACAAAGTTTTATGTACTTTTATGTTTGGCAACTCATCTATTGTAATTACATTTAAATATTGTAAGAAAGTTTTTAATACCGACCAATACTCTCTTTCAACTTTAAATAATAATAATGTAGCCGCTGCCTCATTACCAAATACATTTGTTAATACTATAATATGATTTAATACTAATCTAGTTTTCAGTTCGCCTGTGGTTTTATATTTACGAAATAGACGTTTAAGATATTTAAATCTTTTTACATCCTCATAAAACTCCTGTTCACTATCTAAATTAGGAACATTGTAGTTTTTTATAGCGTAAAATAACCAATTTTTCTTTGTTATCCTATCAAACATTAGCCAAGCTCTGCATAAACTTTAACAGCGCCGTTCTTTAATGTTTCGTAATTACCTTTTAGTTTTATACTATTACCTTTATGAGATATACCATCATCATTTAAATCAGAACCGTCAGTATCTTTTCCGAAACGGCCTCCAGCATAAACTAATGCACTTTCAAAGTTACCCTTTTTATCTTTAATTTCAATTTTATCTTTTACTGTCACACCAATTGTACTTAATTTTGCACTTAATTGATTAAGAGCAGCCTCAGGTTTGATGTATTCTCCATTAGCAATAGAGCCAACAAAAGCATTTACTTTATTCAAAATTGCAGGTTCATGGATGTTATGAACACCAATAGAACCATCTTCAACTGCGTTAGATGTGGCTGTGCCAACCATCTTACCATCTTCTTTTATATGTTGTTTAAATGTTTTCATTTTTCTCCTCTGTTTACTTCGTCCTTTAATTTCTTAAAAGTTTTACCACCCACAAGGTCTTCTTCAACCTCTTTCATATTACTTTCCTTCAACTTATCAACATCTTTAAACTGATCTACGTGTGGTGTGTTGTTAGCCAGTTCTTCTAAAAAATTGTTGATATCTTCTTTCATTTTTCTTGCTCTTTCTTTTCATTTAAAAGATGAGCCTCCTCTTTAGGTTTAATATCTAAAGATGACCCTTTATTCAATACATTAAGAGCGTCATCAAAAGGAGCTGGTGGACCGTTTTCAATTTCTTTTATCGGTGCTTGTGTTCCATCATCTCTTCCATGTTCAGCGTCAAGTTTAATTAGTTTCTCACATTGTTGTAAAGCTCCGTGTACAGCATTCATATTATTTTTCATCTGCGTCACTTCCTTTTCAATCACTTGTATTTTGCCGTTCATATCGCTCAGCGTTTTTTGTAATGTAAATCTTTCTTTCATTAACGTTTGTGTAGTTATACCCATAATATTCTCCTATAAAATTATGCAACAACGTAACCGTGTCCTGCGATTACATTCCAATTTGAATTTTTAAATAACAAAGTCACATTTTCACCTTCAGCGTTCAAAGTAACTGTAGAACCACCTCTTAAATTAGTTGGTGTAATTACTACGTTGTTTGTACCTGATGTTGAAGTGTTTATACAAGTTTTAATTTGTCCATCTGAACCATCTGCTAATGAGATAGCACCTGTTGCACTTGTAGCGTTGATTTCAGTTACAGCGCTTGTTATGTTAGCAACTTGTGATGAAGCGTCAGCAGTAATTGACTGTGAAGTCTGTGCTAAACCTAACCACGATGGTATATTGTTAAACACATTTTCTGCTGATATTTTTTTATTGATTGGTGTACCTGACGGATCGTCAACTACATGGAGCAAGTCAGCTGCTGCCAACGAGTCTCCCAAATCGGTCAATGCCGTTATCTTTTTGTCTGCCATTTATTCTCCTTTAAACCCTTTCGGGAATGCTACTCTAGGTAATTGCCTAGATCACTTTGTTAATATATTTATAAGGGCGGATTGACCGCCCCTAAATTGTTAATAATTATGTTCTACTACGCAGCTACTGTATGTGTAACTCTTATACCAGCAGCAATAGTTCTTTGCGAATTAATAGTACCTGAAGCAGTATCTTTGATTGTTGCTCCACCTGGTAATGTTACTGCGTCATGGAGAGCAGTTCCTAATGAAAGAACATTGCCAGTTGCAAGTGTTTGACTCGCTACTGTAAATCTCTTTCTGTTAGCTGTTGAACCAGTTGCAGTATAAACACAATCGTGTGTTCCACCGCCACCATTTACAACTTTCATTACTGGTGCTCCAGTAACTGTAACTGCTTCATCCCAAGTTACCTCTATTTGAACTGTTTGACTAGATGAACCAGCAGTTAAGTCTGTAGCTGCAGTAGTGCCTGCTACAAATCTTACATTTGTAATAGTTGCTTCCTGTAGTCCAGTCGTTGCTGATGTACCTGCAAGCCCTCGTATAGCGACCAAGACTTCTGGTTGTGCGTTGGCATTATCGTTACCAGACGCTTTCGTACCAGCTCTTTGTACCCAACCTGAATTGGTTGCGTAAACATCTTGCTTTTTATACTGGGAGTTCTCGTTAGTAGATAAATGTTTTGGTTTATTTGTAGCGGTATCCGCTCCTTTTGCCCATCCACTCATATCTTTTCTCCTTTTAAATTAATTAATTTATTCTGTTATATAACTAGTACTATTTATAAGGAATGAGATTAGTAACCCAACTTTTTCAGTTGAGAAATAGTCTTTGATGTACTAGTGTGGTGAATACCAACGCCGCCTGATCGTGTAAATTCTCTAACATTCTTCTCATAATCATCAATTAAGATTGCAGGTTGGCCTCTTTTAGCAAAGAGTTTCTTTTCTTTTCTTGTTACTAAATTGATTTTTGAACTACCAATACCTAAACGACTTCTTGCCCATTGAGTTTTGCCAGGTATACAATTTGGATCAAATGATCCTTCTACGTATGCTGATAATATATGTGGGTCAAACTTTGATATGTAAGTCCATAGTTGTCTTCCCCCAGCCATCCAAGGAAGAGTAGACCAAAAATTCTTATTAGCTTTAATAGGTGCCCACTTTTCTTTTGAAGATGGTATGTTCATCCATTTATTAATGGACATACCTGTAGTTCTTTGTGCGGCTGTTTTGAAATCTGCTAATACTCCGTCCATGTCACAGTAAATAATAGGCTTCATATTAGACTACTACTTCCTAGATTGGACGAGATGACGGTTCTACATCAATAACTGCAGCTTTTTTTCCTGTTGCAGTCTTTCCCTTTACTTTGTCACCTGTCTTAACTAACTTCTGTTCTTTACGTATATCTGAAAAAGACTTTTTATCTTTCTTACCAACAATTTTTTTATCAGAAGCAACATTGCTCATTAACTCAGCAGCTTTATTTACTGCTGTTTCGCCTGCGGCTGCACCAGCAGCTGCGGCTGCAGTTCTTCCTAAAGCCATTAATGGATTTTCTTTTACAACTGATTCATTAGCTCTCTTTAATGCGTTTGCAACATCTGGATGGTCTGATAAACCTTTTGCAAGTTTTTCAATTGCCTTAACAGCACCTGAATAATTACCTTGTTTGTATCTAGGATCATTCAATATGCCATACGCTTGTTTGATTTGTTGTGTTGTAAATTCTACAATAGTTTCTTCTTTAACTGGATGATGATCTTTACCACACGCCTTGCATGGAGATTTACCACATTTGCATTCACAGTCTTCTTTAATTTCTTTACCTTCACTTACGACTTTAGCAGCTGCGTCTGCAAGTGATCCTGGTTTGACATCAAAGTAAGTTTTATCTACTGTTAATTTAACTTTTGGTTCTTGTTTTTTTATTGTCGGCTGCTCGGTAGCAATTTTTGTAGAAACTTCTTCTAAGCTGCCAGACTTTGTTTCAAAGTATTTCTTATTCATTTTCTGTAATTTCCTTTTTCTTATTGGGTTTACCTGAACTATCTGTTTCAGGTTCGTTCTGAGCCGCCATTGCTCTCTGCTGTCTATCTGATCTCAACTTGTTTTTTAAATCTGCAAGTTTCAATTTCATATGATTGACATCAGCTTTATTAATTGCAATTTTAGGTTTATCAACTAGGGGTATATCTCTTCCCCTAACTTCCGTATCTTTAATACGTGTTGTCAGGTCTGCAATTTTCTTTTGTGTACCTGTCGCTTTTGCTTGTGCCATATCAGAAGCGTCTTCGGTAACTATTTCTCCACCATGTTTTTTACGGTATAATAAAACATCATTATACTTACCTGTGAATACTACCTTACCATCTTTTTTTACTTTGTAAGTTGTATTACTAGCTTCTTCAATTTCTTCTACTAGTTTTGATAAGTGTGGAATATTTGCTTGTTTAATTGCTATTTGAGTTGGTATATCCATTTTCTTAATCATATCTTTAACAGCAGGAGTTACATCCGAAGCCTTTTTCATCTTCCATGTATTTTTAATATTGTTTATTTGGAAGGTAGTTAATTTACTTTTTAAATAATCAGTATCTTCTCTAACAGGTATGCCTTTTTGTACCATACGTGATAAAGCTAAACCTGATAAGAAAGGTATATGTTTTTTTCTTAAATCATTTAAAAAATGATTAGGTATCTTATCAAAAATTTTTCTTAATTTGTTTGCATTATCAATAGATATAGTTTTGCCTTTAAGGTCTGAATATTGTCTTGCCAAAGCGTCTAATTGAGACCTAGAAAATTCTTGTAGTTCTTGTTTGTCCCATTCTATTAATAGTTCTTCACTAATAACTTCTTCTTTTCTTAATATTGCTTTAGCAATATCGTGTGCTTTTGTAATTGTACTTTTTTCTACAGGCGGTTCATCATTTTTCATATCTTTAGCTTTTGCCATACCGATTGCGTATGCACTATCTTTAGATACATCTTCTTTTGACAAATCATATGGAGTAATCCAATCACCTGTTTGTTTTTTTCTTTCTAAATCTTTTGACATTAATTTCTGTGTATCAGCCTTGCCAAGATAAACTCTCTTACCTGACTTATCAAACCAACCAACTTTTTTATTATCATAACGAACAGCACCACCGCCTGTTCTAATAAGCTCTTGTAAATCTACTTCTTCTTTAAACTTACCTTTTAAATAATCTTTTGTAATTGATAACTGTCTAGCACCATCACCTTTTAATTGGTCACGTTTTTTCTTTGCGTCTGGTTCAGTTTTATATGGTATAGCAAATCTCTTACCATTTTTAGGGTCCAAATATCTTACAACATATGCTAATTGTATTTCGTGTAGATGATTTCTTATTTCTGTCCAAGTTGTTTTATACTTGCTCATTTTTAGTCTCCGATTGTGCCCAAAATTCTTTAAATGATTTCTTAATGACACTAGGTTGTCCCCCTAAATCTCTCTCCATATCGGCTTTAGATTTAGCATATTTTCTTTTAAATGTTTCTGGATCTAACCCGCCTTCTTCCTTAGATTTAAGGTCAATAGCGATGTCTTTCATTCTTCCTTCTTGCATATTTTTGCTGGTGTCAATCACTTTATTAAACATTTTATTGTATGTTTCTTCTATTTTTGATTTCCACTCTTCCCCATATCTTTCCTTATATTTATCTATTGTTTGTGCGTTACTTGCCCATTCCTCTATATCTTTTAGTTCAACTTTCTTATTCATTGGTTTTATATCCTTACCTGCGTTAACGTTGATTAAATTATCACTATGTTTACTTGGTTTATAAGGACCACCTTGAAATTTAGGATTATAATTCTTCTCACCTGGGGTAATTGAAGATGTATATTTTGCCCAATCGTGGCCTATTTCGTATGCCTCTTGTGGTGCATTTAGGGACGCTAGTGGTCCACCTACATCTGCTTGAAATTCATTACCTCTTTTTTCAGGTTCTGACTCACCTTTTTTTGTCTTTAATTCTTTATAAATTTCTTTAAATCGTTTGGTTTTACTTGCTTTAGTTTGTACTTTAAACCCTACAAGTTCGTTTGAATCTTTTAATCCTTTATCTTTCGGTTGGTCTTTTTCTTCTTTCAACTTCTTTGCTCTTTCCTCTAAACTAGTAGGATAAACAGGAGTTTCCATTATATTATACAACCAAGCTTTGTGTAACTTCATATCAACATCTTCTAAAGTTACATAGTTTGTTCCTCTTCTTATGATAACACCAGTTATATTACTCTCTATATCATCAACTATATCTCCTACATCATATAAATGTTCAGAAATATATTTGTCCCTTAATGTCATCTTTTCTAACTCCTCTTTTGTAGAGGCAGTTATAAATGGCTTAAATTTAAATGCACCTAAAGTTGTGTAGTCCATACTTGAGGTTAACATCATTCCTTTTCTTACGTTTCTAAAAAGGTCTTGTGCATTTTTAGTTCTAGCAAAATTGGATGGCAGACCTCTTTTAAATAATGTTAAGTCTTTTTCTTTTGCAGCCATTCTCATTTTACTAGCACTCATACCTGTGGCACCTTCAGCGTCTGGATCTCTTTCTCCTGCTGACGCCACATTTATACTATCAAAGTCATATAGACCATGACGGCTCTTAACGCCGTTATATTTTTTTAAGATAGTATCAAATTCTCTTACTCTATCACTACCAACAACCATTGTTATGTCTGAATAACCTCGTTTATATAAATCAGTTGCAATATCTAAAATCATATTAGATGAATTGACTAACATATTTCTAGCGTGTCTAGGAAACATTTGTTTCATAGTTGCTAATTTAATTCTATGTGATAGTGGATTTTTAGATGTGTCTTCAGTTTTACTTAAATAAATTTTGTAATCATCTGTTCTTTGTTGTGCCACTTTGTTAATAAGTTTTTCGTGTCCTATTGTAGGTGGATTAAAGCGACCAAAGGTAAATGCTATTGATCTACCCCCAGCCGCTTCCTTTATTTTTGATAGTGATTTCAGTTCATCTGGTGTAATTTTACCGTCTTCCATAATCTCGTTCAACTTTTTGAAAAATTTGAGATAATGATACTTTTCTAACATTTTATAAATCACATTTTTCGGAAGTCGATTCTTCACACCGAACTTTCTGATTTCGTCTGGCGACATATCTTTATCAAAAGCAGCCTTTCGGTTTGCAATTGTCTTAGCGCCAATATCAATTAACGTGTTAATAGAATCTTTAATTTCATCTAACTTTTCGGATACTAATTTTGACAAGTTATCAATTTCGGAGCTCGTCAAACTCTTTAGTTCCTCATAATCAATCATATCCCTCACCAATTCACCTTTAACAACATCTATTTCAGAAACGTGTTTCTGAAAATCCGCAACGTATTTTTCTGGCTCAAATTTACCAGGTTCTGGTCTTCTGATCCACTTGTTAGTGTCAATATCAAAAGTACCATCAGCCATGTCCCGAGCCTTACTAAATGTTGCAGGATCTATGATAGAAAAGTAGTTGATAGGATGTTTTGTGCCTGGTATTACTTTACCATTTATCTCTCCTTGATATTCTCTTATACTATCGTGGACTTTTTCCTGTTCTGCTTGTGAACCAGGGATGTCAAATAGTATATTGATATCAAGGTCGGCGTCATCTCTATATTGTTTAGTTAGTATTGATCCTATTAAGGTATACTTAACTACTTTTCCAAATTTTTCAAACGTTTTAATTCCGTCTAATATTTGTTTTTTTACTGAAGGCTTTATTGTAGGTTTAGGTGTATCTGCTTTATCAAATACTCCTCCAGCATAAGTCTTTCTAGGTATGTCTATTATAGACTCTTTTATAAATTCTTTAAATCTCATCTCTATCTTCTCTTGGCCTTTCTCTCACCTGCCATCCATCTTTTTGCTATATAACTAGAGATAGGCGCCCTCATATATTTATTAACTTCCTTTCTTACTCTATTCATTATAACGGTTGTTAATTCTAAATCTGATCTATTATTATCAACTACTAAAAAATTACCTTGGCCAAATAAATTTTGAAATCTCCCCATATTACTTTGTACAGTTTGCCAACTAGATTTTGTAATGTATTCTGGTATAGTTCTTTCACGTCTAGCATTTCTTGCTAAAGCAACTTCTAAAGTTGAGTTAACAAATACCATATAACAATCATAACCTAATTGTCTAAGCATACTAGCGTTTCTAGCAATACCATCATAATCTCTACCTGTACTATCAATAACTAAACCTAATCTACCTTTAATGTATTGGTCTAATTGTGTAACAGCAAATTTCTTTGCGTGTGTTCTAATAATATTTCTAAAATATTCTTCATCATCTGGCATTTTTAATGACATACCAGCCTTCTTTAAATCTCTTTCAAATTTGTTATCTGAATTAACTAGTTTTAATCCTGTGCCTGAAAATGCACTTGAAGTTACAAATGATTTGCCAGACCCAGGACCTCCTGCTAAGAAGAATGCTTTAAATATACCTGGGTCATATAAACCTTCAGATATATTTTGCATAAAACTTTTTAATCTCATAGGGTTTCTCCTGGCGGGTTAAGCCAGTTCATAAGCTTGTGATATAAATCTGATTGATCACCTAATTGTAACCATAAAGACATTATATCCTGCTCTGTGACATATAACTTATACAATATGAATAATATTGCAAAAGTATTTACCCATAGTAATATAGTTTTAAATGTGCCGTTTTTCTTTATCATTTTTTTCCTTATCCTGATAATGATGTTTCTATCCTCTTTGGATATTTTTTTTTCTTTCTAGTATTAACTTTCTTTAATTTTGGTTTTGCTACTTTGTTTGTTTTGGGTCCAGCTTGTTTACCTTTACCCCAATCTTTCCATAAGCCTGTAAAAAATCCCATTTTATTCTCCTTCTATTCTGTTTATAATTTCGTTGGCCGTTTCTTTAGGTGTGCCACCCTCTGCTTTTATTTCAATAAATCCTGGTTGCTTTCTAAAGTATTCAACAACAGGACCTGTTTCTTTTTTATATAAAGCAATTCTATCATTAATAATATCAACTGTATCATCAGCACGACCTCTTGCTAACAATCTTTTCATAACTTCCTCTTTACTTACGTTCAAAAATACTGCACGGTCGTAACCTATTTGTGCCTTTAGCATATCATTAACTTGTTCCATATATCTTGGCCATCCATCAAACACATAACCTTTAGGTGATTGATCAACTTTCTTTTTTATTAATTCTAAAACAATATCATTAGGAGCAAACTTACCTTTTGCCATTAAATCTTTTATTTCTTTTCCTATTTCACTCTTTTTTTCCATTTCTTTTCTTAACATATCACCTGGGTAAATATGTGTTATATCAAAGTGTTTAATTAAATATTCTGCATAAGTAGATTTACCTGAACCTGGTCCACCTAACATCACAATTCTCATACGACCTATTTGTTCAAATATAAAATCTCTAAAACCTTTCATTTACGTTCTACTCTATATTCAAAATGACTTTCACTATCTTTATCTTCCATTTGTTTAGCAAGGTCTTCTTCTCTTTGTTTCCCGCCTTCCATACCATCAACATAAATCATATCAAATTCCCATTTGTCATTTGAATCCTTATATCTTTTTTCTACAGTAATCATTTTACCATATCCATACTATTAGCAATGCTATTAGGAATCCTTCAACCCAAGCACCATAAGCACACCAAACAGGATACTTTCTGATTAGATTAATCTTCCAATTATATAATTTTTTTATAGACGTTATCATTTCTTTCTCTTTCTTGGTTTTCTTTTCTTTTGCATTCTCTTTTTTTTCAAAAGAAAATAAGCGTATTGTTTATTCATTATCCTTTTACCCAATTTTTTGCTAAAGTAAAGTTTGCGGTACTAAACTCTAGTCTATCTACTAATTTTACTGCGTTACCCATTCTATCAACAGCAACATAACCTTCAGGATTTGTTACTACAAACCCATTGCCTTTTTGTAAAAATGTACCAATAGATTTTATTTGATTCATCTTACTTACAAGAAAAGTTTTAGCTCTTTGTAAGGTAACATAACTTGCAATTGCAAAGTAAATTTCATTATCATATCTATCAATAAATTTTAAACCATCATCTCTTATTGCTTTGTATTTTCTTTTAGCTGTATCTGTTTTTCTTTTAGACATTTCATCATCTAAAACTGAAGCATAATATTTTCTAAAATCTGCTTGTAATCTTTTAACATTACTAACTGATTGACCTTGTCTAATCATTGTGTTAAAATATATTTTTAATCTTGCACCAACTGATAATATATTGGTTTGTCTTTTTAATAAATCTAAAATTCTTTTACCTTTTGATATTGATCCCATTGCCATTCTTAACATACCATCATACTGAGCGCTTTCAGCAGTTGTAAATGTAGCAACACCAGATGAGTCTTTATAACTTGCGTCATCAAAAAATACTGATGGCGTCTTTGCTAATCGTTTTACATTGACGCCAAAGCCTGCTTTTAAGTCTGCCATTTTTCTTCCTGTGTAAGTAGTGTGAAAAATGATACCTAATTTAGCTCTTGTAATTCTTCTGGCAAGGTCAGTATTTTCTGGGACGGCATATGTTATAGTATTAGGTGTAAATGCAATAGCATCCTCACCTCTTATAGATACCGACTTAATATCACCTGGTGTAAATAACAAGTCGCCTTGTACAACACCACTTATATTAAGTTTCGGCAATTCTTTTAAACAGATTGCTAATTTTTTTGCTAAACCACCACCGTGATTTCTTCTTATGTCTGCTTGTGTGTAATTGATTTTAGGAGTGACGTTGAATACAGATTTTGATCCAACAAAGAACTTTCCGTTTTCAGGATTGATACCACAGAATACTGCTGGTGCTCCATCCCATTTAACAGATACATTTAAACGTTTACGTGATGATCCTGTCAGCATATTTCTTAATGATTTAAGAAATTCTACTGCGTTAAGGCCACCTTCGTAACCGTTATTAATTATTTCGTCTTCTAAATGTTCTAAATGAGTGTTCTTTGCCTCATTTAAATATTGTTTAAAACTATACATTTGTCTCCCACTATGTCCATTATAACAAATTTGACGCTTTTAGTCAAGCGAAAATCCACTAGTTCCATTAATAAATCACTACTTACTTGACTATTTATATTAATATATCTTTATGAAAGGGCCGTTTGTATCTGAAAACTCTTTTTTAGCACCATAATATAGAACACTTAACCATTCATTAAATTTTTTCTTCTGACTTATAGTTTGATACATTTTTATATGTCTTAATGTTACTAATTTTGAATACAATCTACCTAAAACATTTCTATCTTTGTCTTTATTTGCTAAACAATATTCTATTATTCTTTGAAAGGTAACACGTTTACTACCTAAATCTATTGGTGCATCCCAATTTACTTTCTCTTTTTCTATCGCAACATCTTTTATAGTTTTGTAAAATTTATCCCAAAAATTTATTTGAGCTTTTGTAAATTTACCATCAACTGCAATCATTGGATCTTGTGTTGGTGATAGAGGTCTTTGTAAATTAGCTTTTGTTAAAAACTGAACCATTGCGTCAGCAGCTGCTTTACCTAATTTGGCACCACTTTGACGACCTATAGGAGTTAAATCTGTTTGTACACTTGTGCTTGGTTTACTATATCTAAAACTTCTTACTTGCACTTTGACCATCTCATCATCTACAAACATTTTAAAACCAAACTCTCCTGTATCTAATAGAGGTGGTTTGGTTACATCTAAATCACAAGTTAATGATTTAGGAACTAACCTAAATCTTACACCTTTTGACTTTGCACCTACATTAGATTCATCAATATGAGCTTCTCTTACACCTACCTTTATCTCTTTAAGAGAAATAGGTATCATAATTCTTTTTTGTAAAAGGTCTTTCATATAAAGATTTAACTGTATAAGTTTATCTTTAGGTAACATACCATTAGTGTCTGCTATCTTCTCAATCTGTTTCATTACCTTAGCTTCAGCTTGTTTTTTAACTATGATAATGTCCATAGGATTCCAAGCATCCTTTTTAGACACACCCATTTTTTTATTCGCTAGTTTTTCAATGAAAGGCATTATACCTTCATCTCTACTATAAACAAAATGTTTATGATAACCTAAATATTTTTTAAGGGCTGTTGATTGGAGTTTGTAAGTGTCAACCCACTTTGCAGGTACATTGGGATATACCTTTTCAATTAAAGACGTTGCTGGGAACTGTCCTTTTTCTATTACAGACTCAAATACGACCTTTGAGCCATTCTCTTGTTTTTTTGTTTCTATTGCACCTGCCATACATATATTTATGTATGTCTATCTGCGACCTCTTGTGGATGGTGGGTGATTATAAGAAGATTTACCATTATCTAGTATTATTTCCTCTGATTTTCTTATATCAAAAAATTTAGGAAATCCAAATACACCAAATGTCTTGTGTTTGTTCTGAAACTTAACAAGTTGTTTGACATCTTCCTCAAAAAATGATTCTTTCAAAACTAATTTACTTGGCATTTCTACAGCACGCCAAAGTATATCACCTTTTACTTTAACCATTTCTGTTTTATAATAGATGGATGGTTTTCTTTTTCTTGCAGGTTTGTTCATCTTTTTAATCATACTTTAAAATCTGAAAATTTATCATACGCTTCAGCAGGTTGTGGACCTGATGGTTTCTCTATATTCTCTTTTGATTCCTGATTACTATCTACAATCTGTTGTGCTGTTTGTTCTACATCATACAATCTCATTTTAGCTCTATCAACACCTATGATAAATGCTCTATTGATTGCAGGATCATTGTATCTATTTTTTAATTGTTTAACTTTCATCTGATTAAGTTCTTCTAATTCTTCATTTGATATAAGAGCAAACATAAAGTCTGCTGTTGCAGGAAGACCAAAACTTTCTGAAGTATCCTCTAACCCCACATCACTTGACATATAACCAGTTCTTGTTGTTTGTGTAGCAGACATTATTGGTACATTATATTGTACTGCAAGGCCTCTTAATTCTTCAGCGATTGCCTTAACATAAAAATATGATGATATGTTTCCACCTTTAAATCTACTACTTGAACATATATTTAAATAATCTATAAACAATACATCTGGTTTAAATGATTTCTTTAATGCAAGTTCATCAAGTAAATTTTTAAAATGACCACTATGAGCAGCAGCAGTAGGGTATTCTTTTATAATAAGTTGACCATTTATTTTGTTTTGAAGTTTAGAAACTTTATTATCATAAATCGCTTTAGGCATTTCATAAAGGTCATCAATGGTTACATCTAATAAGTTGGCGTCTATTCTTTCAGCAATTCTTTCTTCAGCCATCTCTAAAGTAATGTACAATACATTCTTACCTTGACTTATCATAGACGCAGCCAGATGGCACATAAACAAAGATTTACCTACACCTGTGCCTGCAAGTGCTACGTTTAAAGTTTTTGGTGGTAAGCCACCCTTTGTAATTCTATTAAAATAACTTAAATCAAATTTTAATCTTTCTTCAGTTCTATGGTAATATTCAAATCGGTCTTCTGTTTGTTTTAAATAATCGTGTCCTATGTGTGAATCAAATGAAACACCAAGTGCTTCTGATAATATAGTTGGTATTGCTTCTGGTGTATGTTTCTTATCTTTACCATCTATAATTTTTATACCTTTGAGTACAGCATTATAAACAGCACGATCTTTACACCATCTTTCAGTTGTATCTAACAACCATTGTTGTTCAACTTCGTCATATGTTAAACTGTTTAATAATTGATTTGTATTTTTAAATTCGTCTTCGGTAAGTGTTTTGTTATTAGATAGCTCAACTGATATGGCTTCTTTTGTAGGAAGATTATTATATTTTATAACAAAGGTATTAATGATGTTAAATAAAGTTACTTGATCCCTATCTTTAAAGAAATCTTCCTTTAGAAAAGGAATAACTTTACGAGTAAAATCTTCGTTGAATATTAGATTGGATAAAAGTGTTTTTTCAAATTGATCAGACATAATGGAGATAAGTTCCTACAATATACTTTGGTTTATTTTTTGGTTTTTCACCTGTGTGTTGGTAAGTCCACAATGGGGGAAACAAAAGAGCCTTACCAGCTTGTGGTTTAACTCTAATATCATAATCTGCAAATGTTGTTTCGCCGCCATCATTATCATTTAAATATAAAAATATAACTAAAAATCTCCTAGCACTATTGTAATCTGTAACATCAACGTGTTGTTTAAACTCATCTTTATCATTGTCTTCGTATTTCTTAAATCTTATCTGTTCAAAGCCAAAAGTTTCTGGCCATTGTTTTACATTATCTATTTTAACATCTTTTGTATATTTGTCAACAAGTGATCTACACTTATCAAATAATAATTTAGCATAGTCTTGCCAATCCTTGTGTAAATTTAAATTGATTTCTGTAAAATGTCTATGGTTATCTAAATCTGTTTTAACCCATTGTGAGGATGAGTCTTCAAATTTATCTATTAAATGCTGACAGTTTTCTTTTGTCAAAACATTATCATAAGTTTTTATATACTTATTTGTCAAATCTAATTGTTCCATTTTCCAATTGTTTCTCAACTACTTCTATTAATATATCACCAATGTAATTTCTAAAATCAATACTTGTGGTGTCAACATTGTTAGGATTTTTCTTTATATCATAATCAAATTTTAAAGGTAACTGACCTTGGTCATTTTCCTCGGAGGCAAATTTTACGTGCCCATATGTGTATATGATATCCTGATATTGTCCTTCTACAATCTTTATACAACTATAATCGTCAACATCTCTTTGAGCAAAGACGTATCTTTTATTCTGTGCCATAGAGAAACTCTTTTTTGGCTGCTTGGTCAATCTTAGCGAGAATCTCTTTAGTAAAGAATTTGTCAGGTTCATTATTGATTGTTTTAGCATACTGTTTACTTCCGTCTGGTAATTCTACTCTTGTTGATACTGATTTAAATATACCGTGTTTAATTGCCAGGTCTAATAAACCATAATGTTTATCTAAACCTTTGTCGTAAGTTAATCTTACATCAATCTTAGCGTTTTCTTTTGTCAGCCTTGACTTATAATTCTTACAATGTATTATATTACCTATAATCTCTTTACCATCTTTTTCTTTTCTTTTAGATAGGTATACAATATTACTAGCAGCGTATTTCAAACCTGAACCACCGCCCATTTCTTTTTGTGGAAACATTGAACCAATCACATCATAAGTGTGGTTGGTCATAATCATTGGCACTTTTGCCTTACCTAATTTCAATGTTAAAACTCTAAATGCAGCCTTAACAATTTGAGACCTTGTCATATCTCTAGTTTCTTTACCTTCAGCAGTATCTTCCATTTCTTTTGTAGTAGATAACATACCTAAACTATCTAATACAAACATCAATGGTTTTCTTTTGTCTTCACTATGTTCTATATACTTGTCAATCACTTTGATTGATTGATGTCTAAACTCTTGTACTGTAGAAACTGGCACTACAACCATTCTTTTACTATCAATAGCACGAGCCTCAATTAAATCTTTTGTTAATGCACTTTCAGACTCAAAGTAAATTACACCTGCGTCTTTGTTCTTATCAAGGAAGTGTTTTATAATACCTAATGCAAAGAAAGTTTTACCTGTTGCAGCTTCACCTGCGATAGCAGTAATTTTATTTGACGGCAAGCCTCCATAGATTGAACCAGATAGTAAACCATTTAAAGCATACGATCCTGTGTCAATAAAACTATCAACATCACCTGTGTCCAGTCCCTCACTTGCTAAACTAGCATATTCATTGCCAGTTTCTTTAATTATGTCTTTCAAAAAATCATTACTCATTTATTCTCCTTGATAGTTAATACAATAATATTTTATACCTAAATCATAACATATCTTTCTGATAATGTCAAGCTCTGATCTATGAAAATTATATGTCATATACTTTTGTTGTTTGTATATAATAATCTGCATTTATTCCCATACATCTTCTGGTCTTGCTCTCAATATTACTGGTCTTCCTCCCTTATATTTAGGCAACTTAACTGTATTGTCTGGTTCACCTTCCCACTCGAATCGTAATTTTTCTTCTTGTGGTATCCAACCTGGTAATGGGTTTTCTAAATCTTCATCTTGTACGTTCACCCATATATCTTCAAACATAGCATTAGCGTCTAACTGACCTGGTCCAATCATATG